AAATGGCACATTCAAAGAATCGGCAACTTGCTTACCAATCGTAGATTTACCTGTACCAGCCGAACCCACAAGGTAAGCATGGACGCCAGCCGAAACGGTCTGCAGAATGTCCTCAAAGCGATTATGTAAAACACCTGCAATCTTGACTGGCTCAGGTCGGTTACCAACCGATATGTGAGTTACCTGAGGACGAAGCGAATCAATCTGCTTCGTTACCTCATGCTTAAAGCCAGTGAAATTGGTGCTCCACGAGTCATTGAGAACCTCGGCGTATTTCTCCACATTCTGCGAAACGATAGACCGCACTTGGTTCTCATCAACACCGCCACTGTAATTGCCGAAGGCAACCTTGACGGCGTTATTCACGATGGATTCAATAACCCCATCAACCGAACCAGCAGGCACCGAAGGTGCCGCAGGAGTAGCAGGGACAAGCACAGTCTGCCCCGAAGGGGACGGGCTGTAATGAATCTCGGTCTGACCTGTAAGAATTGCAGTCTCAATCACCAAAGGTGAAAAGTACATGGCAGGCTTGCCACGAAACTTGATGCCCAAATAATTGCAAACCGCAATCAATTCGTTCTTTTTGCAATCTTCAAGGCGCTTAGATAAACAGTTACTGAAAGTAACAACTTTTCTTGAACTGTCGTAACCAGCGACTCGCATTGATTTAATTGCACTCATGAAATGAACCTCCCAGTCCAAGTTGTGTAATGGCTGTTCGTTCACGAACACCTAATGACGAGCACCATGCTCGTCCACCATCGTATTCAATCAAGTATAGCAGACGCTAACTTAACACTTGTATTCAACTCCGTTGAACTCATATCTAGCATGACCACCATTACGGCGATACTTCCATTCGGAACCCATGATTTTATTCATGCCCTGCTGGTCAGATGCACTGCCCCAACCAGTAGAAACTGGCAAGAAAAGCCACCCAAAAATTGGGTCACAGTCCTTGAAATAGCCCATGACCGTACCATGATGAGACACATAACGAACACGCTGACCGATTGAATTTATTTTATCGGCATATGTCCAGTTGCCACACTTACGCTCAGAACCCTCCCGAAACCACTGCCCTGACTCATTCGGATTAATATGCGCTAACTTCATAAATGAACCTCCCGATTCATGTCAGTAATCGTGACTTAACCTGCATAATTGCATCGTAGATGGTAGCAGAATCGCACTGCTACTAGGACACTAGCCCCACCTGAAACCGCATGCCATTCGTAAAGGTACGATGGTACCACACCCTGACACACTCCGCAAATTCACCGCCATGTCCCCGAACCGCAACACCCTAAAAGTGTGCCGATGACTACGCAAATGAACTTGCCTCAGTCTGTGAATACCGAACCGCTCACGATTCCATAATGCCGATGCTCAATTACTGCATCCCGTATTCACTGCCCAACATCTAGCCGATGAGCACTTATGGTTGAGGGCAAAGCCACAGAACCATACAGCGACAACCTATGAGCCATCAGATTACCCGATGGAATTGTCTATCGTCCGACTTACGAAAAGTCAGTGCCGATGCCAATTACTATTACACAGCCCAAAACAAAAAGCAAACATCAAACCGCACGCCTTTTACACGCCTGTTTCCCTACGCATAATGCGCACCGAAATCACACACTAAACAGGCGGTTTGCCCAAATGCCACATACCCCCACAAATTCTCACAGTCCGTTTAGCAGTCCGTTTCGCACCCGAATGACGCCTAAATGATGTGCATTATGTACCCATGACTGGTACATGTGCCCACATCAGGCGACCTCTGATTTGGCTGTAATCATTATGGTCTGATATATCACCGAAATATCAACTTATCCACACTGTCACATCCACGCATGGGGGCATGGGGGGGTACGGGCATGCACTCTGTGTATGATTCTTATAGCCTAGGGTTGGAGCAAACTTTTTTTAGGTTCGGATACCCCCACACTGTGTTTGTGGGTCCCCCTATGGAAATATAATATATAAAATTTTTAGCAATCCCATTTACGCAGCGCTAGGGCTTTGCGTGTTGGTCGTCCTTTGGAGTCTTTTAGTGGTCCTTTGGAGCCGCCCATTCGTGCGCAGAACGATTTGCGGCGTGCAGCCGCTTTCGGTGATTTGGCTGCTTGTTTTGCTGAGACAGGTGGGCGTAATGTTCCTCCTGTTTGTGCTTTGTATGAGGCTCGTCCTTTGGCGTTGAGTCCACCCTTAGGGTTTTTGCCTTCTTTTCTTGTCCATGCAGCAGTTTTTGGCATTATCGGTAACTCCTTGTTTTTTTTGCTATGGACTTGGGTTGTTTAACAAACTGTTTACCAGCCTTAGTGCCTTTACGCTTTGCAGCACTAGTCTTAGCGTACTCTTTGGCAGATAATGCTTTAATGGCTTTAGATGGCAGGTACCGTTCACCAGTAGCCTTAGGTCCCACTGTAGATGGTTTACCTGACTTAGTACGCCACTTTTCCCCAGACCATTTACTGAGCGATGATTGTGCAGAGGTCTTAGGTCCCGAGTATCCGCCTCCAGCCTTTTTGTAGCGTTGCGCTACTATTTGTGCTTTACGGGCTGACCATTGCCCTGCTTTGCCACCATCGGTACCAGATTTAACAGCAGACAATATGCGCTGTCGTAATTCAGGTTTAGTGTATGCCATTGTTGTCCACGCCTATTGTGATTGTGAACAGCACAAACTGTTCTATTGTGTCGCTTCGTGTTACTCAGCGACCTACACTATCCAGTATCCCTTACCCCCCCTATAATCCCCCCCGTTGTTCCCTACGGAACAGAAAGAACATTAATAGCATGGACAAAGAAAACATCCTAGACCCGAGACAAGAAAAATATTTGAACTGGCTATGCACGCCAGCGTCTGGTCGGATTCCTAGTTCGCAAGAGAAGTATGCTCAGCAGGAAAGTATTGACCCGACAACTCTTAGACGCTGGCAAAAGAAACCGTCCTTTAAGGCGGAGTGGGCTAAACGGGTTGAGGACTTGCAGGGTTCTCCTGAGCGGTCACAGAAGTTGTTGGATTCATTATATACAAAAGCGTTGGATGGCGATAACAAGGCTGCACAATTATATTTGCAGGCAACCAACAGGTTGGCTCCTACACAAATTAAGGTTGAGCACTCGCAGAAGTTGGAGGACATTTCTGATGCAGAGTTGGATGCGTTGATTGCTAGGGCTGCTTTGGGTGAGAAACATATTCGTCAAGAAACAGAGTCTTTCGCTAGGGAACTAGAGGAACTATAAGTATGGCTACAACTAACGATGCGATGTATGTTGCGCTAAAAGCGCAGTATCCTAGTTTGTCCACTTTGGGTGACATGATGTATGCCTTTGCTCAAGATAACGGTTACAACTTTAGTAACACTTTGGGTTACGAGTTTTATGCTGCTACTGGCGCTACGGGGACAACTCGTGGCGATTTGGCTAATTCGTATTGGAATGACCCAGATTTTGCGGTTTCCAACTTGGAACAGGAAGATGGAACAGATTTGTTACTAGAGGATGGTTCATTCGTTTTGATGGAGGCTGGTAATGGCTGATAAGAAGATAACTGCTTTAACGGCGCTAACTGGCGCCAACACGGCTAGCACAGATGTGTTCCCTATTGTGGATGTGTCGGCTACGGAAACTAAAAAGATTACGGCAGCAGAGTTGGCTGCCGCTATTGCTGTTATTGGTTTAGATGCTGGTGGTGGTGTTCCAACAAAGATTCATGGTATTGAGTTACCTGCTACACATATGATTCGTTTTGAGGGTGCTACCGATAACGATTTTGAAACCTTTTTGACGGTTGTGGACCCGACTGCTGACCGTACTCTTACTTTCCCTAATGAGACTGGTACTGTCGCTACTCAGGCTTATGTTGATACTCAGGTTGCTGGGGTGTCGGTAACGGTTGATTTTGCTGATGCCAATAATGTTTTATGTAACGCAGTATTTAACTAGGGAACGATTTAACCACTTATTAGGAGATAACACATGGCAACATTTACTAAGAAAACACTAGAACCAGCAGGTAGCACAGGCACAGGTCTTGGTATTAAGGTTGCTGCTACGGCAACTGCGGGTACAGCGATTCATACAGGTTCGGCTACTGCTACAACGATTGATGAAGTTTGGTTGTATGCGGTGAACAGTTCTGCTTCTTCAGTTAAACTTACGATTGAGTGGGGTGAGACTAGTGCACCTGATGGCAACATTGAGTTTACGGTTCCTGCTGAATCGGGTTTGTATTTAATTACTCCTGGTTTGCTTCTTCAAGGTAATGCAACTGCAAAGGTTGTTAGAGCGTTTGCTGCAACAACGAATGTTATTATCATTCATGGGTTTGTAAACCGAATTACGGTTTAGGGTTTAGCGATGTCTAGATACGGTTCACGCACACGAGTAGGACAAGCGGTATCTGTTTTCGGTCAGCAACCTGCTGATGGTATCCCTAAAGCCGTTGATTATCTTGTTGTCGCTGGCGGTGGTGGTGGCGGTAAAATGATAAACGCTGGTGGCGGTGGCGGTGCGGGCGGTGTTCGCTCAACCGTTACAGCAACAGGTGGTGGCGGTTCACTAGAAACACCGTTCGCAGCAACTAAAGGTGTTACTTACACTATTACGGTTGGAAGTGGCGGTGCAACAAATACGGTTGGTGGTAATAGTTCAATATCTGGAACAGGTTTATCTACAATTACTTCGGTTGGTGGCGGTTTAGGTGGTAATGGAACTTCTGGCTCTGCGCCATTTGCGGGTGGCACAGGTGGTTCGGGTGGTGGTGGTGGTGCAACTGATAGTACTACTGCTGCTGGTGGTGCAGAAACAGCCAATCAAGGTTTTGCGGGTTCAGCAGGAACAATTTCTAGCGCTTTTGGTCTTGGTGGTGGCGGTGGCGGTGCAGGCGAAATTGGTGGAACTGACGGCGCAACTCAAGGCGGTGATGGCGTTGCGATATCAATTAGTGGTTCGTCGGTAACTTACGGTGGTGGCGGTGGTGGTTCTCGTGACAAACTTTCACGCAATACTTCAACAGGTACGGGTGGCTTAGGCGGCGGCGGAAAAGGTTGCGACACGGCTTCAGGTTCGGTTGCTGGGACTGCGAACACAGGTGGTGGCGGTGGTGGCGGTCCTGTAGGGGGCGGAACTAGCGATACTGATGCGTCAGCAGGCGGTAGCGGTGTAGTTATATTACGAACACCTGACACGGATGCTGTAGGTATAACAACTGCCTCAATCGCTCAATCTGGCGGTTACCTTATTTACACATTTAACGCAACTGCAACAATTAAATGGGGTGTGTAATGGCACACTTTGCGAAAATAGAAAACAACATTGTCACGCAAGTTATAGTCATCAGCAATGATGTTTGTGGTGAACCGACATTAGATTTTCCTGATACCGAAGGTGCTGGTCGTGCGTTCATCGCCAACACATTAAAGTTTGATGGTGTTTGGAAACAAACTTCATATAACAATAACTTTCGTGGCAGATACGCAGGTATCGGCTACACCTATGACGCTGTTCTAGACGAGTTCATCGCACCTGTTGAGCCGTAGATGTGGGTCGCAATTTAACTAGGTGGCTGATACCGCTACCAGCAATCCTGTTTGCGGTTATACCGCAAAATGCTAACGCAGAACCAGTTGCGGGTTTAGCAACCACCTATTATACGATTGATGTAATCCCGCCAGTTCAATCAACTGACGAACACCCTGTCTGTGGTAGCGAACTAGAGAACAACATCAATCGCAGTTATGACGGTGAACCGTACGAGGATTGCACAGGCGACCTGTTCATGGTCCACATGACAGGCTACATAGACATCCCTGAACACAACACGATTGAGTTCATGCTCGCACACGATGACGGCGGTGAGATAACTATTGACGGCAACACATTTGGTGTTTGGAATGACCAAGGTTGTTCGTGGAGTATGTCAGATGAACTAGAACTTGACGCTGGGAGTTTGCCGCTTCAGTTGTTTATGTATGAGAACGGCGGTGCATCCTGCCTGATGCTCGCATGGAACATTGATGATGAAGGTTGGGCGATAGTCCCAGACTCAGCGTTCACTACTAGTAGTAGCCCAACCACCACAACAACAACCACGACCACGACAACCACAAGCACGCTGCCAGAGACAACAACAACAACTTCAACCACAACCACGACTTCATCTACGACAACCCTTCCCATACAAACGACCACAACGACTTCAACAACTCTTGCACCAACAACCACGCAAACGACAACAACAACGACAGTGCCTGCCACCACAACGACAACAACTGAAGCACCTTATGTGCCAACTCAAACAACATCTACAACCGAACCTGAAGAAACAATTACAGCCGAACCTTTAGAAGAAGCGACAACAAGCACAACCGAACCTTTAGACGAAATAGAGGAAACATCTACAACCTATCCTGACGAGACTGGTCCCAGTATTCCTGATTTAGAACTTGACGAGCCTGAAACTCCAACCACTGTTGAGATAACCGTTCCTGAGACTTTTGACGAACTTGATGTCGTTGATACAACGCAGCCAGAAGAACAAGAGCAGACAGAGGAATATACACCAGAAACAACAGAACTAATATTAGATGATTCATCATCAGACATTATATCAGATGAACAATTTGAAGAAATATTGGATGACCTAGAAGATGCCAGCCCTGAACAGGTTGTTGCCATTATAGAATCCATATTGGCTGCAGATATCTCCAGCGAACAGGCAACAGAGTTGGTTTCTAATGTGGCTGTTCTTCAAGTAATTAGCGAAGAAGATGCCGAACAACTGTTTTCTGAGGTTGTCCCTGCTGATTTAACGGAGGAACAGGCTGCGTTAATTGTAGAGGCTGTTCAAGCAGCCCCGATTGAGGTACGACAAGCATTTGAGGGAGTGATTGACATTTTTGGTTCACAGTTTGAAAACTATGTTCCTACGGGGTCAAACATTCCTGTTTCTACTAGGCGTACTTTGGTCGCTATTGGGGCAACATTGACAATGTTGCCTACCTCTAGGGCTAGACCATAATGAAACGCATATTGGATTATCTTGTAGATAATGCGTGGACATGGGCGGGAACTGGCATGGTTTTGATTACTTTGTCTGGTCCTACTCTTAGACAGGCAACTTTTCTTACAGGTGCAGCGATTATGGTTCATTCCATAATCACTTTTACAAAAAAGGATAAAAATGAATAACATGATTGCAAAAAGTTTAGACCTTGGGCAGCGTTTGATTTCGTTGTTTATTGCGAGCGCTCTACCAATTATTACTGGTGGCGCCATTTTGGGTGTTGATGTTGTTAAGTCTGCTGGTGTTGCTGGGCTGACAGCGTTGTTTGGTGTTGTTCAAAAGTTGGCTGCGGCTTCTGTTGATGGCGAATTGTCATCTGAGGAAATTTCGGCTGCTTTTGGTACTAAATCTTCAAAGAAGTAATGTCTTATCCTGTTGTTGCAGTAAAGTTCTGCACACATCTTAAAGGCAAGAAGCCGTCTGAGATTAAACCAGATATTTTGCGTAAATGTTCTGGTGGTGGCAAGATGGAGTTGTGTGCTGCTGATGCTTGGGATGCTATGGTTGCTGCCGCTGCTGTAGATGGTGTCGTTTTGAAGCCAACTAGTTTGGGTGACCAGTTTCGTAGCATTGACCAGCAGAAGGCTGGTTTTTTGCAACGCTATCAAAAGGAACCTGTAACAAATTCTAGTA